AGAAGATGACCAGATTGTTTGGTGGGATTGGGCAAAAGAGCATATGGAACTATTGCGAGCAATCCCTGATATTGCAATAGAATGGACACTCGCTATACCGCATGACGAGGAACTTAGTCATGCGGAATCTCGTATTGAGGAACTAGAATCTAAGAGGCAAGACCACATCAATGATATGAAAGCAATAATAAGAATGATAAAAGGTGAAGATTAAAAATGAGTTTTTATAGAGGTTACAACACAGTCGGCGTTACATTCGGTTCGACCAGACTCGAAGACCGAGAGCTAATCAAGCGTGACTTGCTCAATCATTTTCATATTCGCAAAGGCGAGAAGCTAATGAATCCAGATTTTGGCACAATCATATGGGACCACTTATACGACCCGATGACCGAAGACGTGAAACAAAGCATTGTCGATGACGTAACGCGTATCGTGAATAGCGACCCACGCACACAGGCAACCAACATCATTCTAAGCGAATACGAACTTGGATTACAGGTAGAAGTAGAGCTATTCTATCGTGAGTTGGACTTGAGCGAAGCTCTTTTGTTACAGTTCAATGGTGATACCCAGCAGATAACCGAATCAGCCCTATAATAATGTGAGTATATTATAAATCGGGCTAAATATAAAAAAGGATATTATCAATGAGTTCAACATCAGCACGCGGTTATTCGCTATTCGTCAATGAAGATTGGAAGAGAGTCTACGAGACTTTCCGTGAAGCAGACTTCCAAGCATACGACTACGAAACCCTTCGCAAGACAATGATTGATTATCTTCGTATCTATTATCCCGAAGATTTCAATGATTTCATTGAATCATCTGAATATATCGCACTAATCGACTTATTTGCGTTCATGGGCCAGAGCCTTGCGTTCCGCACCGACATGAATGCCCGCGAAAACTTTCTTGAGACAGCAGAACGCCGTGACAGTGTTCTTCGCTTGGCTCGTATGCTTTCGTATTACCCAAAACGTGCTTCAACGGCTCGTGGTTTCCTAAAAATAGACAGCATTACCACCACAGAAAACGTATTTGACTCGAACGGCTTCAACCTAGCCGACACACCTATCATCTGGGACGACAACATCAACAGTGACTTCCTTGAACAGTTCACAATCGTGATGAACTCATCCCTACAAAGCTCACAGCGTTTTGGTAAACCACAATATAGTGCAACAGTAAACGGCATCAAGGTAGAAGAGTATTCTATGAACCTTGTGCCAAGCACCATTCCGATTTACAACTTCTCAACGACCATCAGCGGTCTAAGCACAGATTTCGAACTGGTCAATGGAACGTTCTCTGGGCAGTCATATGTATATGAGCAACCACCAGTTCCCGGTGGCGGTTACAACATCATCTATCGTAACGATGGACGCGGTAATGGCTCTGTGAATACCGGATTTTTTGTGTATTTCAAACAAGGGTCGGTTCAACAGGCAGACTTCAATATTAACGAGTCTATTGAAAACCGTATCGTATCTATCGACGTAGAAAACATCGACAACAACGATGTGTGGCTTTACAAGCTGAACCCAGATGGCACCGTGGCTGACCGTTGGACGAAAGTTCCAGCAGTATCAGGCACGAACGTAATCTATAACGACTTGGTAAAGAACACTCGTTCGTTGTTCGCCGTAAACTCACGCACAAACGACCAGATAGACTTGGCATTTGGTGATGGTGTGTTCTCAGAGATTCCAGTAGGAAGCTTCCGTGCTATTTTCCGCACCGGCAACGCACTAGACTACAAAATCACTCCTGACAATATGCAGAACATCGTGGTTGACATTCCTTATCTGAGCCGCAATAACCAACTTGAAACACTAACCATGGAACTAAGTCTTGAGGCAACAGTATCAAATGCATCGTCTCGTGAGTCATTGAACTCTATCAGAGAGCGTGCCCCACTTGCTCAGTTTAGCCAAGGTCGTATGATCAACGGTGAGGACTACAACACATTCCCATTGACAAAGTTCAATGACATTCTAAAAATCAAGAGCGTGAACAGAACAAGCTCTGGTATATCACGATACTTAGATGTTCGAGACACCACGGGAAAATACTCATCGACCAACATCTTTGCTGATGATGGACTTGTGTATGAGTTTGAAGATGTAAACTCTTTCGTTTTTGAGTTCACAAACGACAACGACATTCTAAACGTGATTGTCAATCGTATCGAACCAATCATAGCGGACAAACCATCGTTGCATTTCTACTTCGATAAGTATGCCCCGTATGACATCACGGTAAACAATGTAAGTTGGCAGCAACTAACTACCGGCACAAACCTAACGACCGGTTATTTTCTGAACAGCACAAACTCGCCACAAAGTATTGCTGGTTTTGTCACGTCTAACTTGAAGTTTCTAAGAACAAACTCACTCGTAAAGTTCGTTGCCCCAACTGGTTTCTACTTCCTTGAGAATGGCACGCTGGCAGCGGGAACAAGTGGTGCCCCCGGCACACGAGATTTCATATGGTCGGCATTGACCAGTGTTATTGATGATGGTGCAAACCAAGGTGTAGGTGCCCTCACAGACGGTAGTGGCCCCGTTACGCTAAACGAGATTGTGCCGACCGGTGCTATCCCAACGGAAATCATTGTGCCCTTCACCACGAACTTACCGGCTTCCATTGAGAGTGCAATCATTACCCGAGTCAAAATATTCAAAGAGTTTGGTCTTCGTTTTGACCAAGGAACTCAAGAATGGGCAATCATCGAAGACGTTGACTTGAATACAGCAACCACGTTTGTTCTTGGAAACGCGGGTGACACATCATCCAGCGGCCTTGATAATAGTTGGTTTGTCTTGTTTGAAACTGACGGCGAAACATACACTGTAAAATATCGTAAGCTTGATTATTTCTTTGAAAGCACCCTACAAACAAGATTCTATTTTCAACCAGACCAGAAGATTTTTGACCCAAGAACGGGCCAAACAATCAAAGACAACATCAACGTCTTGAAAATCAACTCACAGCCAGACTCGAACGATGCGTTCCCGACCAACTATAACTTGGCCATCTACGATAACGTTCAAGAAGCTGATGGTTATGTTGACTCCACAAAAGTCAAAGTCACATTCCCAGACCGTGACGACGATGGTATCCCAGATAACCCAGAGATATTTGACTTGGTTGTGGCACCACTTACAAACCCTAACGCAAAACTTGTTTTCTTTGAAAGTATTCTGGATGCTGATAACTTCCAAAGATGGCGTCCTATTTCATCTACTACGGTCAACGTATTATATACATCAGAGACAATCATCAATCAGAACCTAACCTTATATAACGATGGTCAGATTTTCTATGCCACAACCGCAGCCAAGTTCTTTGTATTGAATATTGATAGTGCCGGTGTTAGAACTATTGCGGAATCTACTAACTATCGTGTTCGCACAGGTCGTGATTTGATTAACTTCCAATACAGCCACAACGCACCAAACGACCGCCGTATTGACCCATCACCAGCAAACTTCGTTGATATGTTCCTTCTAACTCGTGCATATGACCAAGACTACCGTGCATACATTACTGATGTAACAAATACAATATCGGAACCGGTGAAACCTACAAGTTTCGAACTACGAAACAGCTTTGGAAATCTTGAGGCGTTCAAAGCTGTCAGCGACACACTGATTTTCAACTCGGTAAAATACAAGCCATTGTTTGGTGAGAAAGCTGAGACTGAACTTCAAGCAACATTCAAGGTAATCAAGAACACCCCAACTCTAAAAACTGACTCTGAAGTGCAGACTCGTGTTATCAATGCGATAAACCAATTCTTTGCAGTTGAAAACTGGGACTTTGGCGATACATTCTACTTCTCGGAGCTTGCAGGGTATATTCACCAAGAGTTATTGCCTGACCTTCAGACAGTTATCATTGTGCCCAACAGCGGCGACCAAGTGTTTGGTTCGTTGTTTCAGATAACATCACAGCGTGATGAAATATTCATTAGTGCGGCAACAGTGAATGACGTTGAGGTTATTGATGGAATCACAGCAAACCGATTGAAAGCAAGTGGTTCGGTTGTTACTTCTTCGACTTCAGACGACACAATCAAGAGTTCATTTAGCTCTGCGGCTACTATTTCTGATACAAATGTCGGCTCAACAAGCTAATATTATATACATATATAATTCTTTTTCATAAATACCTATAATAATATAGGATTATAAAGAATGGCTCTACGTAAAACAATCGGTCTTCTACCTGAGATTTTCAGAACACAGAAGAACGAAAAGTTTCTAAATGCAACAGTTGATCAGCTTGTTACTCCAAAAGTAGAAGAAAAACTGAATGCTTACATCGGACGAAAGTTTGCACCGACCTATACCAAGGGCGATCAGTATGTAACCGAGCCTTCGGACGCCAGACAAGAATACCAGCTTGAGCCGGGTGTTGTTTATAATAACACCAGCGATAATGATGGTGCTAATCGTATTGAGTTCCTAACAAACTATGTAGATATGATCAACCGTATTGATTCACAAGGCGGTGATGTATCAGACCACGACAGAATATTTGAGAACGAATACTACACATGGTCATCGTTCTTCGACTTCGACAAGTTCGTAAACTTCTCTCAATATTACTGGTTGCCGAACGGTCCTGACTCAGTTCAGGTCTTTAGTTCTATTATCGACAACGAAGCAAACTTTGATTTTACACGAGTTGATAACGAGAGTGCATATTTTGTAAATGGTCGTAACTCAGTAAACAACCCAACCATTCAAATCGCTCGTGGTGGGTCATATACATTCACCGTAGACCAAAATGACAATCCTTTTTATATTCAAACCGAACCCGGTCTGGATGGCCTCAAAAACATCCAAGACAACATTTCCACACGTGATATCTTGGGTATAACTAATAACGGAGAGGACACCGGACAGGTCACTTTCAACGTCCCACAGGCAGATGCACAGAACCTATGGATTACGATGCCGACCACGGCTGATGTTGACTTCGCAACTCGCTTGAAGTTCAAGGATGTAAACAAGCAAACATTTAGTGCATTCATTGCAGCAAATCCAGAAGGACTTGACGGCATCACTGAAATCAACGAAATACAAAACACAACAATCGTTTTCTATAATGATTCAGACCAAGAAGTTACAGCCGATTGGGAATCTGGTGGTATATTTGACGAGAACGGCGTGGGATACGACACTGATGTTTATGACCCGACCGAGACAGTTCCACTGGCAGAAAGATATGATATCTATTCTCTGACCATTGATGCTAACAACATTATCTACCTGAACAGACTGCAAAACATTCCGCAAAATGAGAAAGTCTTTATCCTAAAAGGTGAAGAGTTTGGTAACCTTGCGTTATGGAAAAATGCTATTGAGCGTCTTGAGTTTGTTCCAGTTATCACGGCACCACTGACACGTTTCTTTTATCAGGACGGAAACGACGCTGAGCGATTTGGTATCATTGATATTGTTGAACAGGATGTTGTTCCGCCAATCGACATTACAGAAGATATCCTTGGAAGAAACGAATACATTGCACCGAATGCCGTTGAGTTTACAAACGGACTAAAAGTTGAGTTCAACACAGATGTCACCCCAAGCACATACGCTGGTCGGGAGTTTTATGTAGATGGTGTTGGTCAGCCCGGTGGTATTAGATTGACAGCCGTAGACGAACTTATCGTTCCTGAACCGTATACCACAACTGAAGAAGAAGGTTTTGATACAGAGATATATGACTCTACTGGATATGCTGGTTCGGCCAACGCACCCATAGACCAAGATTACTTTACAATCAATCGTTCGTCAAAAGACCGCAACGCATGGTCCCGTTCTAACAGATGGTTCCACATCGACGTTATCTCCATAACCGCAGTATACAATAACTTCAACGTTGTTGTTGACCAAAACAACAGAGCAAACCGCCCTATCATCGAAATGGAGCCTGATCTTCAGCTATACAAATACGGAAAGATATTCAATCGTGTTGTTACTGCGTTCGATGTGAGTGAGAAAGATGCACTATCGAACGTAGAAGGCGAGGCTGGTTTCTTCGTGGATGGTATTCCGTTATTGAACGGTGTCACTGTTATCTTCTCCGCCGATGAAGACCCGATTGTGCGAAGTAAGATTTACGAAGTTTCTATCGTAGACCCACAAGGAGACGATACCGAACAAATACATTTGACTGAGATAGACGAAGCTGAAATAAATGATGTGATTATTGTGTCGAACGGTGCAACCAAGCAAGGCATAGCATATTATTATGATGGCTCTGCGTGGGTGCAGTCACAGCAAAAAACACAGCTAAACCAAGCACCGTTCTTTGACATATTTGACACCGATGGCAACTCATACAGCGATGACTCTGTATACTTTGGTACTGGTTTTACGGGTTCTAAGTTGTTCAGCTATCAGCAGCAACCTAACGTTACCGAAGACCCTGTTCTTGGGTTTGGTCTGAGCTATAAAAACTTTGAGAACGTTGGTGACATCATCTTTGAAAACAACTATGTTCGTGACAAGTTTACCTATTCACCAGCAGAAGTAATCGTAACCAAGAAGGTGAACGATGGTTTTGTTCATAAGATTATAGACCGCGATACCGTTGATATCAAGAACGACTGGACAAAGGTAAACAGAAACTCGCGTCAGTTCAAGGTTACAGAATACGAAGCGGCGGCAACTCAACTACAGACGTTCCAAGCAGCCGGTATTCCTAAATCTGAAACAGACACGGTAAACTTGTTCGTCTATAAGAATGCACAGCTTCTAAAACGAAACACAACACAAAACATAACCAACTTTGTTGACACCGATTACACCACTCTGTCTCAGGATGGAAACTTCTTTGTGGTTCTTAATGAACCGGCAACAGTCGGTGATCAAATCACTATCCGAGTTTACACTGACCAAGAAACCGATTTGGGGTATTACGAAGTTCCGGCCAACTTGGAAAACAACGCATTGAACGAAGAGTTCACAACCTTGACACTCGGACAGGTTCGTAACCACATCACTACAACCAGTAACAACTCTGCTACGTTCTTCGGTGAATCACCGGGCCGAAGCAACCTCCGTGACGTGACCAACCTAAAAACATATGCTGGTAATATTCTTCAACACAGTGCCGGTGCCCACATCGGAGCATTCTTGTTAGATGGCGAGAACGTCAACTTCAAGTTCAACGAAAAGCACGTGCATAGTGCAAATGCAATCACCTCTATTGATTTCGGACAGAAAGAATACAGCAAGTTCAAACAAAAGCTATATGAAGCTGTCTCTACGCTAGACTTAGATTTCACAAACATCCCTGCTGCACTCGACACAGTTATTGACGAACTAAAGATCGGTAAGTCAGAGACGTTCCCATTCTTCTATAGTGACATGATTGGTTATGGTGAGGACGTAACCAACACAACATACATTGTAGAGAACCCATCAATCAAGACCTATGATTATGGTATTGAGTTCGACAACACAACGGTGAGCAACCGCTCTATTATTGTGTATTATAACGACGAACAACTGTATCTGGGACAGGACTATAACTTTGATGCGGGGGCAGCAACTATCACATTCGCAGACACATTTACACTTGCGGTGAACGGTGTCATCAAGATTGTTGATTATGTAAACACAGACGGTAGCTTCGTGCCACCAACACCATCTAAGATGGGACTATACCCAAAGTATAAACCAGAGATTTACACCGACAACACCTTCAGAACACCTAAGAATGTTATCCAAGGTCATGACGGCGGTATCTTTGTTGCGTTTAATGATTCGCGTGATGATGTTATTCTTGAGTTTGAAAAGAGAGTATACAACAACATCAAGACCACGTATACAAACGATGTGTTTGATATTAACGAAATCAAGCCGGGTAAGTTCCGCCCGACAGATTATACGAGAGAAGAACTAGACAGTATTCTGAGTCTTGGATTCTTACAATGGGCAATAAATAACAAAGTCGATTATTCTGCACAAACAGGATTTGATGTTCAAGATAAGTTCACATGGAACTGGTCGAACTTCCAAGACAAAATCGACGGCGAACTGTTGCCCGGTCACTGGCGTGGTATCTACCGTTATTTCTATGACACCGACAGACCCCATACACACCCATGGGAAATGCTTGGTCTGAGTGAAAAACCAACATGGTGGGACGACCGTTACGGCCTCGCACCTTACACATCGGGTAACGAAGTGATGTGGGAAGACCTACGTGATGCTAAACTATATCAAGACGCGGATGGCGAAACATTTACCGTGCTTGAAAACTACAAACGTCCTGATTTGAAATCTATCCTTCCGGTAGACGAGAACGGTGGGCTTGCTAGTCCGTTGGTTTCCGTGGTGGCGGCATACAACACAACTTACATCGAAGAGAGTTATGTCTTTGGTGATGTAGGCCCATCAGAATCAGCTTGGAGAAGAGCAAGCGAGTATCCTTTTGCGATTATGAAGATGGCGGCTCTAACACGCCCTAGTAAGTTCTTGTTTACTCGTTTCGACGTAGACAACATTTCACGCAATACAAGTCTTGACCAGATTGTTGATGTTCATACCTTAAAGAGAATCCGCTCCACTGATCTAAAACTACACGGCACAACAACTGCAACCGGTGCAGTAAATCGCGTCAACGGTATATCTCAGTTCCTTTCGGATTATGCACGTCACAGAAACGTAAGTCTGGCAAACATTACAGAGGTTATTGAAAACCTTTCGTTGCAGCTTGTGTATCGCGTTGCCGGATATACGGACAAGACTTTATTGAAAGTTCTTGCCGAACAGGTATCACCTACATCCACAAACAAAGGTATTTTTGTTCCAGACGACGACTATGAAGTTATCCTGACGAAATCAGCACCTATTATTTCGGTTGCCATAAGCGGCGTCATTGTTGAAAAGACTGCAAACGGTTGGGCACTTCGCGGTTACGACACTGAGCGTCCATACTTCGATATTATTCCAAGCCAGATCACCGACAATAGCTATCAGATTCGTGCGGGAAATGAGTCAACCACAGCCGTTGTATATAATGATTTCAGAAACGAGATTCTGCGTATCCCATATAACACCGAGTTCACAAACAAGCAGCAAGTTGTTGACTTCTTTGTGTCGTATCAGCGTTACCTAGAAACACAGGGATTTGTGTTTGATGAACAGTTAGAAGACGAGAATGATTCACTTCCAAAAGATTGGATTTTATCGGCTAAAGAGTTCTTGTTCTGGCAATCACAGGGATGGTCAAAAGGCTCGACTCTTACACTGAACCCTGTTTCCGATAAAGTGAAGTTTGAGTTGTTTGGAACCATACCTGATGATATAGGCGGAGAAGGCTTGAACTATAAAGTCTTGAACCAGAACTTGAAACCTATCCGATATAACCAGTTGGAAATAAGCAGAGTAGATAATCTATTCACTATCCAAGCCAATCCAAACTCTGGGTCTATTTATCTCATAGAAGTAAACCCGGTTCAATACGAACACACAATCGTGTTCAACAACAGAACTGCATTCAATGACATTATCTATCTTCCAGAACTTGGTTCTCGCCAGTTCCGTCTGAAACTTATCGGCACAAAGACAAGTGCATGGGATGGCACTATGCAAGCACCGGGTTATGTGTTCAACCAACCAGTCACAAGAACGTGGCAAGCTGGTCGCGACTACAAGAAAGGTGACTTTGCAATCTTCCGCAAAAAAACTTGGGTTGCGGTAAAAGACCAAGACGCAACACAAACATTCGACCAAGAGTTCTGGAAAGTGGCAGACAATATCAAAACTGGTCTGCGTCCAAACCTTGACAGTCTATCGGTCTTGTCAGAAGGTTTCCACGATATTGACCAACAGAACAACGAAGATGCGTTTGACCGTTTCGGTAAAGGTCTTATCGGATACCAGAAGCGTGAATATCTTGAGAACTTGGAGCTTGATGACGTATCACAGGTGAAGTTCTATCAGGGTATGATAAAGCAAAAAGGCACTGCGGCGGCTATTGACAAGCTGATTCGTGCTCAACTTGACAACCAAGATTCAGACATTCAGTTCTTTGAGGAATGGGGATTCCGCATCGGAGAGTATGGTGCGATTGATGCTAACCAAGTAGTCGAAGTAGAACTTGATGAGACACGATTTATCTCTAACCCTGAACTTATTGAGTTCCTGAACAACGGCGATACTCGTCCTCAAAGTATTAGTTACATAGAAAATGATTTGTATAAGACTCCTAATGAGTATGATAAAAATATGTTTACTAATCGTAGTGGGGTATCTAATACAAGAGGCGACATCACCAATGCTGGTTTCGCCCGCCTTGAGGATGTAAATACAACAATATTTGACATCGAAGACATCAACGAGCTTAGCTCCGACATAGATAACGTTGGTTCTGGTTATACGGTTTGGACAGGCAGAAACCGTTCTGGTGTCTGGGACATTTATCGTGTAAGTGAGACTTTCGTGAACGTAGTTGGGGCCGTCGATGTTCTTGACGACCAACTAAAGTTTACGACTGATATAAATCATAACCTTGAACTGAACGACTTTGTTGCAATCCGTAACACCAATACGGGTGCAGACGGCTTCTACAAGATTACAAAGATTGTTTCTAATATATCGTTCAT